ATGAAGCTTATTGAAGCAGCTGACGCTACTAGCATCATTACGACAGTTATCGGGTACTTTACTCAAAACTGGCCTGCTCTTGCAATTCTGATCGGCTTTGGTGTTGGTCTGAAATTGTTCCGCAGTTTCGGCAATCGTGGTCTAAAGGGTCGTTTCTAGTAGTTTGTGAGATGTACGACCTCCACCACGCGTACATCTCACTCCTTGCTTATTGAATATATGAAGACTATAGAGATTGTACAATTGATCACCCAGACTCTATCAGCTAATTTCTCTTCTCTTTTGGCTATCATTGCCGTTGGAGCTGGAGTAAAGATCGTTTTGGATATTATTTTTAAGTCGCTTTATTCGGTTACTAATTCTAGATAGGAGTATTTTATGTCATCTATGGAGTTACAAACAATTTTAGATAAGTTTCTTGTGAAATTTTTTGTCATTCTATTTTCTGCTTTTATTTGTTGGTATCTTATCCGACGAATTAGCTATTCTGGAGGTGATAAGTAATGAGTTCTAGTGGTATTGTCAGTCTAATTTATAACGCTATTACTTTTTTTGCATTAGGTTTTTGTATCTATTTTATTTATACTGATTTGTTTAAGAATAGGAATAATAAAAAATGATGATGTTGTTTGCTTTATTCTCTATTTTTTTATTGGTCATAGTTGTTTTTTCGATCGATGAAGAAAAAGAATATCAGACTTATTTAAGGAAGAAGCTTGAAGATGAAAATAAATAAAAGAGTTTTTTATGCTTTGTCTTCTCTTTTAATTTTGGGCTATTCTGTTCTTTCGCCTTTTTATAAGGTTTCTGCTCTTGATGATAAGAAAAATCATGCACCTTTTCATACTACTAAGAATCTTTATTTAGAGCATGGTCCTAATAGTAAAATGGATATTACTAATTATTTAGTTACTACTCTATTTACTGCTAAAGATGTTTATAATCGTAAGATTGTATGGAATTGTCCTGCGATGACTCGTGAACAAGCCTATACTAGCTATAAAAAAGCTATTGCTAATAACTCGGGTTGGCTTATTACTCAGTACCAGCGTGTTTATACTGAACAAATTACTTCTTCTAAATCTGCTCTTTATTCTTCTCATTCTGTGCGTGTCTATTGGTCTGAAGTGAAGCCAGATGAGCAGACGATTTATTATTATGGTGATCGTATCAATCATAGTATGTATTTATTGGGTGTTAGTCCTTCTATTCGTTCTAGTTTTCGTTATTTGTCTTTGAATTATTATAGTGGTGATGAGTCTATCTATATTGGTTGTGAGATGTCGGCTGGTAATTACCAGACTCGAATTTCGGCTGATAATCCTGATGTAGGTGATTATTATTTAGAAAAAGGTGAGTTTGAAAAAACGTATACTTTTCTTAATACTTTTCCTTATAAGTTAGATAAGTCTATCACTTGGGATATTGGTACTATTCCTGACGCTGAGCAACAGACTTTATATCCTCACTTTGAATATGATCTAAAGTACCTCAAGCTTAAACTAAAGCACCTTAAAAATGAGGATCATATAAAGTTTCCTGACGCTTGGGCAAGTCTTGACGATAAGAAAGGTTACTATATTCCCGACAAGTCTGATTATTATATATGGTTTACTGTCCAGAAGCGTAAAGGTGGTGATGTGGTTCAAAATGGATTACAACATATAAAAGCTGGTGGATCTTTTGAAGTTGATCTTCCCTCATTAGATGAATATGCTATTTCTGCCAGATATGCTATTAAGGCTTGTTATGCCTCTTCCTATGATAGAGATAAGACTATAACGCCTGATAAAAATGATTATTGTTTTCATGCAGGACCAGATGAAACTCCTTATCTTAAATATAGTGAACGTACTATTTATTTGAAAGCTGACGGGTCTGTAAAATCTGGTAGTACTGTAGGCTTAAACTGTCCTTATGGTTTTTGCTCTGACTTGAAAGAGAAGCCAAAATATGAGGATTGCTCTCAGTATGATTGGAAGTTTGGTGATTTTAAGATCCCTTCTCCAGGTTCGATTGCTTGTGCAATCCGTAATTCCTTTGTTTGGTTTTTTACAGATTTTATTTTTAGTATAATTTTTCCAAAAATTGAAGATCTTCAATCTTTGTGGGATGATCTATTGAATACTATTATTGATCGATTAGGTTTCTTAGCCTTGCCGTTTACTTTCATAAAAGGCGTGTTTACTACAGTTGAAGCTATGAACTCTAATAATACTACTTGTGCTGTTTCGCTTACTATTTTTGGCTCTACTGCTAACCTCGAGATGTGTAGATGGCGATATCAATTGCCGGCCGTTTGGTCATTTATGCAGATATTTCTTCAGGGTGGTATAGCTATTGGCTTTTTATGGACTTGTTATCGATTGGCCAACAGGTTCTTTGGAATCTATGTAGAGGATTATGAAGAAGAGGAACATGAAACTCAATCCGTTCGCTGGCTTGACGAGCGTACTGGTGATCACGGTGATTGGGAAGAAAGGAGAAAGGATTAGTTTATGATAGTAATGTTTATTTTATCGTTTATAGTCGTTATCATTAAATTTATTCTCTCTCTTATCTTGATTCCTGCGGCTCCATTAGTTTTTCTTAATGCTATAAATAATGTGGTTCCTTACTTTGCTTTTCCGATCGTTGTTCTTAGACAGTATATAGGCGATACATTCTTTACTACTATGCTTGTTATGATCGTTACCAGTATTACTGTATTTATAGCAATACGTCCTGTTCTTTGGTTTTATAACAAAGTGAGGGGTCATTAATGCCTAATATTCTACCATTCGTTTCTAAGTCTTTATCTTTCGATAAAGAAGCTATTAGAGAAAATAGACGCAACCTTAAGGATTCAGATTACTTTCGCCCCTCAGGTATTCAGACTTTCTTCGGTGAACAAGGTGACGGTAAGACTATAACTCTAATTCATTTTTATAAGAAAATTGCAAAACGATATCCAAAAGCTATTGTTGTTTCTAATATTATATTAAAAGATCGTACCGCTCTCAGATTTGATGGATCTTTAGATAAATTGAAGTCTATTCTCTCTCGTGAGATCGATACTGTTTCTAGCTATATCTATTATTCTTCTTTAGAAGAATATGCACTTGTCAATCAGTGTGTTCGTAATGGCAAGTATGGCGTTATAGTCATTACAGATGAATATCAAAATTATTTTTCTAATCAGGATTCTCGCAACGTTCCGCCTTGGGTTATCCACCAAGCAGCCCAGAATCGTAAGCAGAAACGGATTCACCTCGTTACTTCTCAAGATTACGATCAATTGGTAAAGGCTGTACGTCGTCGTTCGGACATTGCCTTTAAATGCAAGTCTTTCGCTCTTCCATTCGGCTTGTCTGCTGGCCCTATTTTTACGGTTTATTGGGCGTTTATCGCTAAGAAGCTGGAATTTGATAACAACGGCAAGCGTGTTGATGGATCGCGTCCTCTTAAAATGGGATTCTTCTTCCAGTCGCAAGCGTTGCGTGATTCATACGATACTAATCAGGTCGTCTTTACTGGCTCTCAGGCTGACGGCGTCTATCTCGCCTCGCAACCTACTGTCACGATAAAGAAACTTGCTGTTCCCCTTAGAAGGAGAAAGGGGGTGTTTTCCAGGTAGAAGCGACTCTCTGATCGGCGCGAAAAGTTACGCTTTTCGCGTCCGGGCGGTATCTATAGGTTCCCGCCCGTAGGGCTACTTGATAACCCAACACTTAACAAGCGTTTATAGAGGTAAACAACACATAAAAAAACATATTGGGGGTATGTTTAATGAATCAATCTTTAACTGTAATTGAACACATTACGAAAGAATATCCTAACAATATGTATAAAGTTACTATTTTTAACAATCCTTTAGTACTTCCACGCCCTAAGTTAGGTCATAAGCCTAATAGGGATTCTGAGAAGCCGTCAGATAAAGCTATTGAAGAGTCTTTACGCCGTACCCGTACTACTATTTTTGATTATGCCTTATCTAACAACTTCTCTTACTTTGTTACTTTTACTTTCAATCCTAAGAAGATCGATAGATATTCTATAGAAGCTACTTTTAATACTATGAAGTATTGGCTCAATCGTCAGAAGAAGCACTCTCCTGATTTTGCATATGTTATCGTTCCAGAGTTCCATAGGGATGGTGCTATCCACTTCCATGCTTTAATTCGTGATTATAACGCTGAATTAAAGTCTACTAATGTTTTCCAAAATGGTAAACGCGTTTACAATCTTACTGGCTTTACTGCTGGATTTACAAACGCTCAGAAGCTTGACGATGATCAAATTAAGGCCGCAGCGTATCTCACTAAGTATATTACTAAAGATATGCTCAATAGATTCAATAAACGCCGCTATTGGGCCTCTAAGAATCTACATAAGCCTGTAAAACATTATGAGTCATTAGATGAATTAAAATTAAGTCAGTATATTCACGATGATAATTTAACGTTCCATTCTGATGCATATAATTTATCAATTTATCAATTCAAGCGTAATTTGGATATCGATTCTATTTATGATTTATTAGTCGATAGAGATGTAGATTTGACTTCTTCAGTCGCTACTAATATTAAACTTCGTCAAGCATCATTACCTACTGTCTTCAAGCAGACTCGCCCTCTTCCACCTTAATCTTTTGTTTTTAGGTAGTCTTCTATAATTTTCTTTATTTCTGTGGTTTTGTTATAGATTCCTATTGTACAGAATGCTGCCATTACTATTACTACAACCACTAGAAATGCTATTAACGCTACTATTGTAATTATACCTTCTAGTTGATTTAGGTTTAATTCCATGTTTATTACCTTTTTTTATTTTTTAAGATTAATTTCTAATTGCATTATATAACATAAATTGGAGGGTAGAAAGTGTTTTTTTATGAAGATATCTGAAGCCTTTAAGCTTTATATTTGCGATTATGTATTAAGGGCTGGTAAGTCTATTAATACTGAATCTAGCTATTTGAATATCAGTAAGTCCTTGATTTCATTCTTTGGAGATGTAGATATTGAAAGTCTATCTTTTTCGGATTTTAGAGATTGGCACAACTTTGTTTCATCTCGATGGAGATCTAATACCGTTCGTAATGCTATCTCTTGCATTCGTATGGTTTTAAAGATGGCC